CCTCAGCCGCAGTCTGGAATACAGCCTTGATAATGTTCCAGATATTTGTTAGCACAGCGGTGATATCTTGGCCCCAATTGTCCCAGAAGGCTTTGATTGCTGTTCCGGCTTTGGAGATAATAGCCCCGATATCGGACCATATTTCTTTTACCGCATTGCGAAAGCCCTCGTTGTTTTGCCATAGCTCTTTAACGACTAAAATAAGGCCGGCAATGACGGCTGCGGCGATGCCAATAGGACCAGTTAAGGCGGTAAAAGCTGTTCCCAACACAGCGGTAGCCCCACCGGCACCGGCTATGGCTGTCGCAGCTGTACCGACTACACCGGAGATGGCCCCGGCGGCAGTGACCAGCTGGCCAATGATTAAGACAACCGGGCCAATGGCGGCAGCCACTCCTGCTGCGACCAGGATAGTTTTTTGGACGCTGGGACTCAAAGCACCGAACCTCTGCACCAGTTCATTTAAATGCTGGAGCAATGGGGTTATGACCGGCAGGATATGCTGGCCCATGGTAGAACCCAGTTCTTTCAGGCTTTCGGAGAAAACCCGCATCTGATTGGCAGTTCCTGCTCCAGTCCTTTCAAAATCCCCCTGGGCATTTTTGGTCATAGCCAGGACATAATTGTAGCGAAGCTGAGTCTGCTCGGACTGGCTCATATCCTGAATCCTCTTTTTGATACCCTGACTGTAGGCGTATTCCTGCAGATTGGCCTGGGTCATGACAATCCCCAATTGTTTTAGGGATTCAGTCTCGCCGGTGAATACCGACTTTAAAGCTGTATCCGCTATTTCGATGCTGATGTTCTTAAAGCTGGACAGATCACCGGCCAGCCCCACCAGGGTTTTACTCATTACCTCTGCCTGCTGCGTATTAAGACCCATGCTGGTAGCCATGTCCCCGTAGGTTGAAGCCATGTCCAATGCGGTTCCCTGTGAAATGCCGAAGCGGTTCAAAGTAGTATCGCTCCAGTCCTTGACACCTTGAGCATTATCTTGAAAAGCCACTTCTACTTTATTGATAGCTTCATTGGTATCCGAGGCTAGTTTCACCGCAGCAGTGCCAGCGGCAACCAGCGGTGCGGTAACCGCCAGAGATAATCCCTGCCCGGCACTGGTAATACTGCTGCCGGCCGCTTTTAGTTTTTGGCTGGCTTCCTCGGCTTTTTTAGAAAGCTGGGTCCAGGCTGAGGCCTGCAGTTCCAGTTCCTGGACTGTTCTTGAGAGGGAATGTTCCATATTGGCCAGAACCTTCTCGGCCTGCAGCATTTTTATCTGCAGTTTTTCCACTGCCGCTGCATCCTGTTCGGTGCTGGCGGCTGCTTTGTCATAGGCATCTTTTAAGGCGGCAACTTTCTGCCTTTGCACTTCAGCCTGCTTGTTTAAATATTCAACTTTTAATTTAAGCTGGTCGGCAGCGCTGCCCATATCGCCCATCTTGGCGGCCGCCGCCTGAAATTCGGCCTTGGCTAGTTTTAAGGACTGATCCAATTCTTTCATGCCCTGATTAAAGCCGGTGTTGTCCAGCCCGATTTTAACCAGCAGTTCACCGATGGTTTCTGCCAACTGGCCTCACCTCCATTACCAAAGATCATCAATGTACCCACTGGGGTTGTTTTCCGCTTCGTTGACTGCAGAGCCGACAATGAGCAGATCCCAAAACATATCGAGCTCCATGGCGTCAATCTGCTCCGGGAGCCAGTGGTAACCATGGGCCAGGGTCAAATAGAAATACACCACCATCTGGTAAGCCGACAGACGACTTAGGTCTGGTCCATCGGCGGGGCTACGTTTGGGAGTTCTGTCATCTTCCGGCTGACTACCTCGGCCACCCAGCCGGCAATCTGGTAGAAGAGGGGGACGAACTCATCCAAGTCCAGTTCCTCTTCGATTAGCTCGGCGGTTATTTCCGGGTGGTTAAAAGCGGCGGCAATCAGGCGCTCCATCTCGCTTAAAGCCTCCTGGTCGCCTTGTTCCTTGTCACTGAATTTGTCCTTGAATTTGGTCACTTCGCGCCAGAGCTTGACCTTGGGCGGCGGTGCGGTGTATGTCTTTCCTTTGAGGGTAATAGTCGGTTTTTCCATGTCATATCTCTCCTCTAATCAGAACAGGCAGCACGATGGCTGCCTGAACTTACGCGGTAGTGAATTTGGTTACGCTGTTGGCCGCCAGTTTGTTTCCGGCCAAATCACAAATGTCCTTGGTACAGATAGCCCGGTAGGCGGTGGCCGCCGTCAGGTTGGCACCGGGCGTAAGGGTGACCACGGTCCGGGCGGTATTTATTGAAAGCGTTCCCGCCACAGCAGAGCCGTCGGAATCCTTAATCAAGAAGAAATTGCTGTCGGTTACAAGGCTAGAAAGAATTGCCTTGCTGAAGGTCCAGTTCACAGTAGAACTAACCGCTACAGCGGTAGCGTTATTAGCCGGGACTACGGTCACCGTCGGAGGAGTGGTATCAATGGTTCCTTCAACCGAACTAAACCAGTTGCTGCCGATACTGGCGGCATAGTCGGGATGATCCTCATCGGCAATGCGCTGCCACAAATCGTCATAGGCGCGTTTGACAAAAGTGCCTTTAAGCTTGGGTGTCTGGAATTTCGGCTTATCCTCACCGGTCGCGTACTCCTGATCCGGCAGAGCGAACATGCCTTTAGTCAGCCAGATGTAGCGGTAATGGCCGTTGCTCTTCTTGGACATGAAACCTAAAGCTACATAAGGGGCAGCATCAGTTGACTTCTTCAGCATGATACCGCCAACTATGCTGTGCCCCAGCAAAGTTGCCTGGTCTGTTAGACTTATGTCTTTGGCCTCAAACTCCACGTCGATCTCACCCAGGGCAGTGGCGGTCTCATCGGGTCCATCATCAGCATAGAGAACTTCAGTATTTGATTTGGGGGAGATTTTAGAATTGATCGCCCCCGCGATCTTCACCGGAACAAGATAGGAAACCCCGGTAGCATCGTCTTTGGTCAGAACAGCGTAATATAGATTTTTCAGGCCTATTTGTACACCTGCCATTTTACAACCTCCTTAAATTTCCCGCTCAGTCACATACCTGAGCGCTTTGTGAAATATTTTAGTATCGTCTTCATAGAGATCGGCGCTGCCGGTCCTTTTAAACCCCAGGGCTTTCATGGTTTTGTCCACCTCGGCGGCAATAGGGGAGGTGCTGGCTCCTTTTACCCATACATCCATCTGCAGGTGTATCTCAGCCGTAAAAGCTGTGCCGTCTGCCCATGCGGAATCAAAATTGGTCAGCTCAAACAAAGTAATGTATTTACTTAATCCCTCCGGCGCTTTCAGCTGGTAGATATGAGGACCGCCTAATAAAGCCAGCAGATCTGCGTTGCCCTCTAAGGCCGTCAGGACTTCCGGTTTGACATTGATCATAAGCCTAAACCTTCTTTCAGGGTTTGCCTGATGGTTTCCAGCACCTGTTTTTTACTTTCGGCTTGGGCTGGTCCCATAAAAGGGCGGGGGGACATTTTGGAGGTGCCGTACTCCAGAAATTTGCCATAAAAAAAGGGAGCCTTTGGCCCCACCTCAACGTATTTGCCGTTTTCATCCTGCTTATGTGCGGAAATCACGATATTGTCTGCCAGGTGCTCCTTAGCCTCAGAACTGCGGGGCGCTCTTCGGCTGGCATTATCCCGGACTATTTCCGCTCCGGCATAGATGGCTTTGTTCTCTGCCGGAGCGGCTCTTTGCCCCAGTTCTTTAAGCCTATCCAGTACTTCTTCCATGCCAACCTGGGTCATATTATCCGCCACCGGGGATCGCCTCCTTGCACATCAGTTCGATTACGCGGTGCCGCTCATCTTTATCGATTACCGACAGAATGGCAAAAACCCGAGAGTCATACAACACCCGCATTGCGGAATTTATCCCGGTTCGGTAGCGGATTTTAATCCGGGTGGTGACCTCCGATTGTACGGCCTGGGCCTGAAAATATTCTCTGCCCGATATGTCCGCCACTGCGGCCCAGATCGTAGCTACCGTTGTCCAGCTTTCCAGGGGAATGCCTTCTGATTTGGTGATTGTTTTGGCCTGCAAGGCAATACGCTGCCGCATCTCACCCATTAGATCGCGCTTTTTCATAACTACCACCCCTCCCGGCGGTAGGCGAACAAAAGCCTGGTCATGAACTCAATCAAGGCTTTCATATCTACTGCTTCCCGCAGTTCATAGAGATTGCCGATGGCATAGAGCAGGGCTTGTTTGACTGTTTCCGGAACATCTGTAAATTCGGTCAGGGGAAAGCGCAGGATATCCTGGCACAGTTCTTCGGCGGCATTAATGAGGTCGGTGATGAGCGTATCGTCCTCATTACCGTCAATTTTAAGATACACCTTGACTTCCTCTAGTGTTACTACCAATACGCTCACCACCTTCTGTTACTCGGCGGCCATAATCCCGGCGGCCTTCAACTTTGCCAAAAGGGCATTAAAATCGGTTACCAGTCCTGCCACTTCGGTTGCCGTGCTGTCAGCCTGAGTGGCAGCAGTTTTAGCAGTGATGGCGTCGTTTAACACTTTGCCCTGTTTAGCCGAAAGAGCGCTGGTAGCAGAGGTTGAATTCAAGGCATCAACCACCGGGGCGGATACGATACCTTCGATTGTTGCGCCTTGGGCAACGGTAAGCTTGCCGCTGGCGGTAATCTCAAGCGAACCGCTGATGACGGTTTTTTCACCGCCTTGCTCAGTGTAGTTTTTAACGTTGCTCATTTGGTTTCACCTACGCTTTCATCTGCAGTACTTTGATGGCTTCAGCGAGAATCAGCTTGCCGTCCACCCGCTGGGTGGCTTTAAATCCTACCTGCCCGGTAGCCGCATAAAGTTCGTTCAGCCTTTGGAAGGAACGCCCCTGCCGATCGGCGACCCAATAGTAGCCGAAATCGCCAAAAGCGATAGTCTTCTTGGCTGAGGCAATGGCCGGTACATAAGTGGAGGTCTTAACCGGCCGGTTCAGGATGGTATCCGGCTGTCCGGCAGTTATGGAGGGCTGCCACAGGTACTGTCCGTTACCGTCCTTAAGCTTCCGGATGGCTTTGACAGTGGAGTCATTCATCACGAAAACGGCATTCTTACGATAGGGCGATTTTAGGCTGTAAAAGAGATCCATTACCTCATCCACGGTAATAGCCGTCGCTGAAGCGGCGGTTACACCCAGCTCCGCACCGCCGGTAGCATTGAAAATACCGGTCGGCTTGCCGCTGCCGTCCCCAGTGAAGAAGGATTCTTCCTCCTTGGCACCGATTCTTCTAGCGAACTCCCTGGCGATATATGTTTCCAGGTCGAAAACACTGTCGTTTAGCAACTCTTCAGACACTTTGATCATGGTGGCCAGCTTGTAGGCTCCGATAGAAACCTGCCCAAAGGCGTCGTCTGAATCCGGGATAGCACCTTCTTCATCCACCCAGGAAGCCGTTCCTTTGGATGCTACTACCGGTATTTTGCGGTCGCCGCTGGCGGTTTGGATGATCTTGGCCATGGTGCGGAAGATGTTTTCTTCTTGCAGGGCTTCGACCAGGGTGCGCTCGAACTCGTCCGGAACCAGATAGCCTCCTTCGGAATCAGTACCTACCTGTAGCGCGTTTAAGACTTCGTAACCGGCTGCTTTGCTGCGCATTACATTCCAAAAGGCTCGCTTGTACTCATCGCTGGCCCGGCCGGTTTTTTCCTCACCTTTTGGCTGGCTGGGCCTGCTGGTAATGGGTGAGTTAATCGGTTTGTTAAGTTCTGCATCCAGGGCCTGCTGGCGCTCCAGCCGGTCGATTTCCTTGCCCAGGTCAACCACATCGGCTTCCATCTTTTCATAAGTGGCAACGTCCTCAGCGGACAGGAGTCCGTCCGCGCCGCGCTTGCTGTCCAGAAATGCTTTAGCGGCATCCCAGGCTTTGGCTCTTTTCTCACGCAGTTCTAAAATTTTGCTCATGGTATATTCCTCCCATTTTAATGTTTTAACAGGCTCAGCCGTTTTTCCAGATGACTGAGCGGGGTAACGGTTTCAGGCTCCTTGTGGGGCAGCTTTTTCACCAGGGCATTGGTGACCGTCATTTTGTCAAAAAGATAAGCCGCACTGGGCGGCTCGGTTAGGTGATCTTCGGCTGTGTACAGGACTTGGTCGGCAAAGCCTAGTTCCACAGCTTTTTTGGCGTTAAACCAGCTTTCGGCATCCATCATGTGTGAGATCTTAGCCCTTGATAAACCGGTTTTCTGTTCGTAAGCATTGATAATGCTTTCTTTAACCTCGGACAGCATGGCAATACCGCTCTGCAGATCCGCTACCTCACCGAATACAATTGTTGCCGGATTATGGATCATCATCATGGCTACCGGAGACATGTAAACCTCATCGGCTGCCATGGCAATAACGGAAGCGGCGCTGGCCGCGATTCCTTCAATCTTGACAGTGATATGGCCTGGATATTCCTTTAGCATGGTGTATATCTGACTGGCGGCAAAAACATCTCCGCCTGGGGAATTGAGCATCACAACCACATCGCTTTCCTCGGCGTAGAGTTCGTTTTTAAACTGTTTGGGGGTGATGTCATCGTCAAACCAGCTGTTTTCTGCTATATATCCATCTAAATACAGGGTTCGAGACTGCTCATTTTTGAGCCAGTTCCAAAACTTTCTGCTCACTTGCTAACCTCCTTTCCTGCCGGGTTGACATAGGCCCCGACATCTTCAAGCTTGAGCATATTGCCGTTCATGGCGTAGATATCGCCGTGCTCGATGGCATTCATGTTTTCCAAAGCCCGCACATCGTTGGGGCTTAAGAACCCGTTTTGAATACCTACAGCATAGCCCTGCATCCTTGATGAGTAGTCCCCGCGCAGCAGGCCATCCACCACAAAGCCAACAAAATACTGGCCCTTTTCGGTTTTATTGAGCAAGGCCTTGTTTATGCTCTGTTCAAGCCGCACCAGCCAGGGGCGGATAGTGTGTACCACGAAGCTGATGGACTGATGCTCGATATTGCTGAACGTGGCTTTATCCAGGTTAGCTACCAAATGGGGAGGCACTCTGAATATCCGGCAAATCTCCTCGGTCTGAAACTTCCTGGTCTCCAAAAACTGCGCCTGTTCCGGCGGTATTCCGATGGGCTGGAACTTCATGCCTTCTTCCAGCACTGCTACCCGGTGGGCAT